CAAAAACCTTGATAAAAGACTAGACGGCGACTAAAGTGCCCGTATGTAGAAGCCAAAACATAAACACAATAACTTATAGGAGTTTATAATATATGGATAGTAAAGATACATTACTAACTATAATGCCCAAATACGCAGACCAATTAAAACACGAAAAAGAAATGGCTGAGTTGGGCAAACATAGAACGAACAAAAGACGTATCTCACACGTTGAACGTGAGGAAGAATCTGTTACTAGCTATGGGAAAGTAATGGTTGCTAACACAATCAGACCTTTAGCCAATGCCATAGCTGAGTTTATACTAGAGACATCTAAGAAGACTATCGGAAAGCCACCTATTGCTTTCGTTAAAATGTGCGAAGTTTCACCTGAAATATTAGCCTTAATTACTGGCAAACATATCATTAATACAATTACTCAATACAAAGCTCTTACGGCTACGTGTATATCACTAGGCGGGAAGATAGAGACTGAAATAGCTTTAAAGAACTTTAAGTTTTTAAACCCTGAGCTTTATGAAGCTGTCAAAAAAGATTTAGATAAAAGGTCTTGGAATTATGTCTATAAAAGACGTAAGCTAAGAGAAAGTGCTAAGCGTGGAGTTGTTAAATGGGAAGAGTGGACAACACCTGAAAAACTACACGTTGGATTAAAACTAATTGAAATGTTAATTGTCTCTACTGGTTTAATTGAAATTGGTATGGAAACTATTAACCATAAAAAAGCTAAGATTATCAAACAAACACACAAGACTAGAGAATGGATTAAAAATAGAAATAGCTTTAATGAGCTGTTAAACCCTGAATACTTACCAACAGTTTTACAACCTAAGATGTGGAGTTCAGTTGTAGGTGGTGGATATTGGACTAAAGAATTACCTGAGTTAGATTTAGTAAAACAAAAGAATAAACAATTTAAAAAAGAGCTTGATAATTTTGATATGCCTGAAGTTTATAATGGTATCAATATTATGCAGAATACACCTTTTAAAATTAATAAGTTTATTTTAAATGTAATGCAAACAGCTTGGGACAATGGGGACGCTGTGGGTGGTATGCCTTCTAGTGTTAATTTGAATATACCAAATAAGCCACACGATATTGAAACTAATAGAGAATCAAGAAAAGAGTGGAAGAAAAAAGCTGTTATAGCTCACACTGAAAATGCTCGTATGTTTTCTAAAAGATTATTGTATGCTAAAATAATTTGGTTAGCTCAAAAGTTTAAAGACTATGCGACATTGTTCTATCCTTTACAATTTGATTTTAGAGGTAGAGCTTATTGTGTCCCTGCCTTTTTAAACTATCAAAGTATTGGTGGAGCTAAGGCTATGCTAGTATTTTCTAATGGAAAAGAAATCACTCCTGAGAATAGAGGTGCGTTTTGGTTAGCTGTGCACGGAGCTAATATGTATGGTGAAGACAAAGTATCTTTAGAAGATAGAGTTAAGTGGGTTGAGGATAATGAGCATTGGATAGTTAAATGTGCTCAAGACCCTTTTAGAAATAGAGAGTGGGAAGATGCTTCTAATGGTTTTCAATTTTTAGCTTGGTGTGATGAGTGGAGACGTTATCAAAGTAGAGCTTTAGGTGAGAAGTTTATTTCACATCTACCCGTTAATGTTGATGGAAGTTGTAATGGTCTTCAATTATATTCTTTAATGTTAAGAGATAGTATTGCAGGTAAGTTAGTTAATTTAATGCCTACAGATACACCTCAAGACATTTATCAATTAGTTGCTGATGCTGTTAATGTGAAGTTAAAAGTACACGCTTCAGAAGATAGACCTTATGCTCAGCAGTGGTTAGATTATGGAATTAAGCGTTCCACGACTAAAAGAAGTATTATGACAATTTGTTATGGTTCAACAAGATATTCTTGTACGGACTTTGTTATAGAAGACTTAACTAAACGACAAGACAAAGGTGAACATCACCCATTTGTTAATGATTTATTTAGACCCGCTTCTTATTTGGCTAGTGTCATTTGGGATAGCATTGGGGATAATTTAAAATCAGCAAGAGTAGGTATGAAATTTCTTCAGGAAATTGCTAAGATTGTTTCAAAAGAACAATTACCTATTCACTGGATTACACCAGTAGGATTTCCAGTTTATCAATCCTACCCTGAAATGAAGTCTAAAAGAGTTAAAGCTATGCTTATGGGACAAGTTATAAAACCCCGTATCAATGCTGAGACTGATAGGACAGATAAATTGCGTATGTCTAATGGAGTAGCTCCTAACGTGGTTCACTCGGTTGATTCTGCGGGAATGATTAAGACTGTTAATGTTGCATATAAAAATGGAATTAAAAACTTTTGTAATGTGCACGATAGTTTTGGTACGACTGCGGGAGATGTGGAAATGTTAAATAAAAGTATAAGAGAAGCCTTTATTGATATGTTTTCTAAGCACGACATACTAAATGAGTTCAGGGAAGATGTGTTAAAACAATTACCTGAAAAACTGAAATCTACATTACCTGAAGTCCCCTCAAAAGGTGATTTGGATATTAATAAACTGAGGGAAAGTAAGTTCTTTTTTGCGTAAAAGCATTAAAGTGCCCATACTTAGAACATATAAACAAGGAGACAAAAAGATGGCGAAAAATAGTTACGTCAAGGTTGTATCACCCGTTGGAGTTTCGCAATATGCGTGGCTGACAACACCCGATACTCGTTTTGATGAGACTGGTCATTATAAAACCAATCTTATTTTAAAGGCGAAAGATGCTCAACCATTAATAACTCAAATTAATGCTGAGATTAAAAAAAGTCTTACTCTTGCTAAAGAGAAGGCTAAAGGAAAAGTTATCAAACAAGCTAATAGTCCTTATGAAAATGAAATGATTGATGGTAAAGCATCAGGAAATGTTATTTTTAAATTTAAGACTAAAGCACAAATTATAACTAAAGATGGTAAAGTAATACCTAATAGAGTTGCATTGTTTGATAGTACAGGGAAACCTCTAATTGACGCTAATGTTTGGTCAGGTAGTGAAATGAAAGTATCAGCAGAGTTGATACCTTATTACACAGCTATGGCGGGAGCAGGTGTATCAATGAGACTAAGAGCCGTTCAAGTAATTAAGTTAGTTGAAGGTGGCTCTAGTAATGCTAAAGGTTATGGCTTTGATAAAGTTAAAGATGGCTATGAACAGCCTGAAGCTATGATAGAAACAGACAAGAATGTATCGCAGGAAACTGAAGCTAAAGCTGACTTCTAAAGAGGTCGGATTAAGATACGGATTTCGTTCAGGCTTAGAAGAAGCCGTAGCGAAAGAGCTTAAAGACAATCGTGTAGCGTATGAATTTGAAAAGACTAAGTTGAAATATACTAAGCCTCAAAAGGTTCATACCTATACGCCTGATTTTCATTTAACAAAGAAAAAAATTTTTATAGAAACTAAAGGATTATTCACCACTCAAGATAGACAGAAAATGAAATTGATTAGGGAGCAATACCCTAATTTAGATATAAGATTTATATTTTCTAATGCAAAAGCTAGAATAAGTAAAAAATCTAAAACAACTTATGGAATGTGGTGTGAAAGATATGGATATGAGTATGCTAGTAAACACGTTCCGAAAGAATGGTTATGAGTAATATAAGAAAAGAAACGAAATATATTGTCGTACACTCATCAGAAACTAATCCGACACAGAATTTTGACGCAAAGGACATTGACCTACAGCACAGAAAAGAAGGTTTGTTCTCTTGTGCATTTCACAAAGTAATAACTAGAAAAGGTGAAGTGCAAGATGGAAGAGATATACAAATTGCAGGTGCTCACGTTGATAGCTCTGTTAAATTGTCAAATAAAAATTCTATTGGTATCTGTCTAATCGGTGGACAGGCTATAGATGGTAAGCCCGATTGTAATTTTACTTTTAAACAATATGAAGCTCTTATAGAGTTAATTCGTGATTTAAAAAAAGATTACAAAGAGGTTCAGATAGTTGGTCATAGAGATATGACTGATTCCTTATCTCCGCATTTTAACGTAAGTGAATTGCTGAGGTAGTTTGTTTGTACCCCTTGAGAGAGTATATAATACTCAACGGAAAGTCTTAAATGATTGAAATTGTGAGGCTAAAGCTCTCAAGGGGAAAATATTTAACAGGAAAATTTTTATGGAAAAACAAGAAAGTAACTTTTTATATCACACGCCCTGCAATAATTGTGGTTCGTCAGACGCTAACTCAGTTTATGATGATGGTCACTCTTATTGTTTTTCGTGTAACACAACAACAAGAGGAAATGATTTGAAACAGCCACAAAAAGAAACAACAGACAGTAAATTTATAAGTGGAGAACTTACTCCTTTAACAAAAAGAAAAATAGATTTAGATACAGTAAGAAAATTTAATTATCAAACAAGTTCTTACTTTGGAAGACCAGTACAAATTGCTAACTACTATGATAAAGATAAAAAGTTAGTAGCACAAAAATTAAGAAACCCTGATAAGACCTTTCAATGGCTAGGGGACGCAAGACAATCAGGTTTATTTGGTCAGCACCTTTGGAGAGACAAAGGCAAGATGATTATTGTAACTGAGGGAGAAATAGATTGCCTTAGTGTTAGTAAAATTAATTCAAATAAATTTCCAGTAGTAAGTGTTAAGAGTGGAGCACAAGGAGCTAAAAAAGATATTCAAAGAGAGTTAGAATTTTTAGAAGGATTTGATTCAGTAGTCTTAATGTTTGACCAAGATGAACAAGGTAAACAAGGAGCTATAGAATGTGCAAAATTATTCTCACCTAACAAAGCTAAGATATGTAGTCTACCTTTAAAGGACGCTAATGAAATGTTATTAGCTAATAAGACTAGAGAATTAGTAGATTGCATTTGGTCTAGTAAAGCATACAGACCTGATGGAATAGTTTTAGGTGCAGATTTATGGAATGAAATTAAAAAAGAAGATACTTATGTAAGTGTTGATTACCCATTTGAATGTTTAAATACAAAAACACACGGGTTAAGAAAAGGTGAACTGGTTACAATTACCGCAGGTACAGGTATAGGTAAGAGTTCATTTTGTAGACACGTTGCATTACATTTATTAAAAAAAGAATTTAGTGTAGGTTATATAGCTTTAGAAGAAAGTGTTAAGCGTAGTGCTCTAGGAATTATGGGAGTTGCTCTTAAAAAACCTTTACATCTAACTAGAGAAGGAACAAATGAAAGTGAACTTAAAAATGTTTTTAAAACAACGATTGGTAACGGGAAATTTTATCTCTACAATCATTTTGGTAGCACTCTTGCTGATAATTTATTATCTAAAATAAGATATTTAGCGAAAGCGTGTGGAGTAGATTTTGTGGTCTTAGACCATCTACATATGGCATTGTCAGCATTAGGTGATGCACATACAAATGATGAAAGAAAACTAATTGATTATACTGTTCAAAAATTAAGAACGCTAGTAGAAGAAACTGGTATTGGTTTAATATTAGTATCACATCTTAGACGTTCAGAGGGAGACAAAGGTTTTGAAGATGGTAAGAGTGTTGGTTTAAATGCGTTACGAGGTAGTCAAAGTATAGCTCAACTATCCGATATAATTATTTCAATGAATAGAAATTTACAGGCAAAAAATAATATTGCTCAAGTAAATATTTTAAAGAATAGATTTTCAGGTGAAACTGGTCACGCTTGTAATCTTTATTATGATTTAAAGACTGGTTGTTTAAGTGAAGTAAAAGGTGAAATATCTGATGAGTTTTAATCCAATTTTTAAAAAACCACAAGCTATAGAATGGACTGCTTATGTTTTGGAAGCTGTAGGTAAAGCAAAAAAATATAATAAACACGTCTTTTTAGATGTTGGAAGAGAGAGTACCGCTTTTATGATGGAAGATGCTTTAACACAGATGGCTATGAATGGAGAGATGGCGGCTTGGAGAGTTGAGGTTAGATTACATACATTACAATGAGAAATTTTCCTGAAGATAAAATG